TAGCCCGTGAAAGACATTCGGTGCGTCCGGTCGTGTTACCCCAACGAGCCTGCGCTGTCCTTGCAGGTCAAAGTTGGTTGCGCTCTTAGTGAAAGTCGCCCAGTAATTGACGACACCTGTCTTACTGCCGCCATCGTCTCGCTCCTCTTCTGCTGTGTAGTGGATGATTTGGCGAACCTTGTTCACGAGATTCTTTTCGCAAGCAGGCTTTGTGTTCAGTGTCTCCTTGTTGTTCTCAAAGACGACTTGCTCGTGCGTCTCAAGATATACCTTGACACCAAGCGACATGAGTGTAGTGCAAACAGCGGTCAGTTGGTGGTAGCGTGTGTGACGAATCTGCCAGTTCCAGCGATTGCCCACGAGTGATTGTGGGTTCACCGCCGCAGCGATACCATCGGGTGCTGACCCTAAGTCTGCGATTTTCATACAGTTGGTAGCGACTTCGTTCCATAGGTCAAGACCAGTGACAACGAACCACTTGAGTTGAGAGCCTTTGTAGTCGGGCTTGCGTTGTTTGATAGCCCACTCAATAGCAGTGCGTCCAATGTCCATGACTCGGTCGTGAGTAGCAGGGTAGTCGTATGTAGTACGACCCTCCCCACTCATCTCCCACGGGGTGAGGCAACGAATGTTGTGTAACTTGTCTCGGTGGTGTGCGCTACGGCAGGCCGCAGCCCCGCTGTCAAAATCAACAGCGAGAATGCACCCACCTTCCTTGATGTCTTGCTCAGTCAGCGCGTTCATCACGCACCCCGTCTTCATGGTACCCTCTTCACCCCACGCAAGAATGAGCGTGTGGTTGTGGTTGTCGTCAAGCGCCGCCGATTCAAACTCGTCCCACATGCTCTTCTGTGCTTCGGGTGAGATTGTAGTAACGGTAGGTAGGTCATCAACCACCGCTTCACCTGCATCGTCTGCGTCTTTCATCGCTGCGAATCCGCCGCTCATTGTGAACCACCGCCGTATTGGTCAAGTGATGTGTCGCCACCTTCGCCAGCCGGAATCACAAGTCGTGGTACAGCATAGACGCCGAGTGCGTTGATGCGTGGTACTCGGTCAATCTCATTACCGCTGTCGTCTTTGATAGGTCGTGTCCCAAGTCTGCCGAATACGAAGACCGTTGATTTGTTAGCGTAAGGTAACCATCGGTCACCATCTCTGTAGTCAAGTGCATGGTTCTCCTTCACAAGGTGACCGTGCATGATACAGGACACTTCGCGGCGAGGCCCGTCCGGGTTCTCTCGCTGTAGGCTGAACGATGATATGCTCATTGGATAACGCATACCCGATGGGTCGTCACCATAGGTGTCTTCCCAACCTTCGCGGTTGACATAGGTTACCTTACCCTTGATTACTACGAGCGGTCCAATAGGATTAGGGATACCCGCAACCATTTTGCTACCAGTTTCATACAACTCACCCAAGTCGGGTAGGTCACAGTACATCTCGTGGTTAGGCCACATGCGTTCCGGTGCAAGCAGGGTTCTGTCCGCTTCGTCCACGAAATCATCCGTGTATCGGATGGTTGTTTGGAACTTGTTTGCTGCTGTCACGAATGATATATCCGTCTGTTGGTTCTCTCGTGGAGGTCTCACTTTCACCCTGCAAGGTACGCCGATGGCTACCGGGAAAGATGGTGGCCCTTCGGGGTCGCCAACTCGTATTGCCCATAGAGCGATGTTGTCATTGAAAGCCTCGGTTGTGTTACCGAGGAAGTAGTAAGTGCGTGACCACATGCTCGGTCGTATAGGCTTCCCGAAAGAATCCCACTCACTATTCGTCTGCAACATAGCGAAGTTCAGCGCACCATCACGAACCAACCACCACGGGTCATCCCCTTCGGCGCTCTCTTCGGTCTGTCTCACGCTGTCCTTGCTCTCAAGCATCCAGTGTCCGTTCTCAACATACGCACGGGCCACTAATCCGTTCGCAATAGCAACGCCCATGTCTTGACGCACAGCATTGATTGCTGTCTGCCTGTCTCCAGCACGCTTGTCTGCTACTTTCTTGTCCACCCCGATAAACCAACCAACGAAGTCAATCGTGTTACCGCCACTCATTTTACGAGCGTCAATAACCACGAAGGTTTCCGCTGACTCCTCAAGGAAGTCTCCGTCTTCATCAGCCGGGCTATCAATCCCGAGATTCTCTCGTAGGTACACGATGAACTCAGCATACGCTTCTACCAGCGTCTTGCTATTGTTCTCCGCCCACCAACTCAACCTCTCGGTCACGCCGTCCGGCCAATTCATTCCATTCTCATTACTCTCTGTACTATTCATACTATTCAGTTCTCCTGTGTAACCACCGCTGAGGTGACTTGTAAAGCGGCCACGAAGTAGTCAATAAAGTCATCGCTACTTAACGGCCAAGTCGTTGCTTTCATTACGAAGTCTCCCCAAACGGAGGAATATGATGTGAACTGCTCAGCGTCCATGCCGAGCGTGCGTACGAACTGATGCAGGCGGCGAAGCATCTCCAAGTTGGATAGCCCCCCTTCTGACAATCGCTTTAGTTCAACGCGTAGTGATTCGTAGTCGCCCATCGCTACCGATAGGGCGGGATTAGATAGGTCACGAGACAGGCCAACGAGCCTCTCGTGTAGTGCTTCGGGTTCTTTGGCGGTAGATTGTAGTAGGTCTACGCACTGCCGTAGGTCACCACCTGTGGCTGAGTGGAGTAGGTCGTAAGAGTCTGTCCACTCGTGAGGTATGTCAGCCCCCTGTGATACGAGACGAGCCATGAGGTCAGCCACTTCTGCTTGAGTGTACGGCGCGAACTCATAGGTTACGCAACGAGATTGTATCGCAGGGATGATGGCAGGCATTGAATTGACTGCGAGTATGAACATAGTCTTGTCACTATATTTCTCCATCGTACGGCGCAGTGCTTCCTGTGCAGGCTTCGTTAATCCGTCAGCCTCATCAAGGAATATCATTTTACGAGACACCCCGATAGGATTGATGCGAGCCGCTTGTTTGATATTGTCACGGATGAAATCAATCCCTCTCTCGTCTGACGCATTGAACTCATGGAAATTGGTGGCGAGTAAGTCTTCGTTCTGTCCGAACATCTCACGGGCTAAGACTTCCGCCACGGTAGTCTTACCCATACCCGGCGACCCAGCGAAGAGGAGTGCGGCAGGCGCATTCCTTGACAAGTTCGTGGGACGGGATACAGAGTTACCCTTCATCCATCCTTTGATGTCTCGCTTCAATTTCTCAAGACCAACTAATTCCGATATGGTTGATGGCCTGTACTGTTCTCTCCAAACTTCTGCTTTTTCCGGCATAGTTGGTCTTTAGTGGTAGTTGCTTTAAGTACTGAACCACTTTTTCAGTTTTGGTTTTATTGGTTTTCTTGATTCTAATTAAGTATCTATAATAGTATTCTAATGTATAGATTAGAAGTTAGAAAACCGAGAATACCTCAAACAGTTCTTCGTGGCTCAAACCCCGTAGGGGTTTGTCCAGCATTTTCGTCAGCCTATCCATGTTTTCTTTGTCCTTGACTTGCTCTCTCACCGGTGAGAGGAGATGTAGTAAGCGCCGCAGTTCAGTTTTGGTATGGATATGACGATGCTCTATGCCTTTACTCTTGAGCCATGTCTGTAAATCGGGTTCAAGTTGCGGGGACGCTATCGCTTTGCGAACAGGGGTGTAGCCGAGCATAGCCTTCGGCGTGAAATGGATAGTACAATGGAACCGGCACTCCCGCGCCAGCCATCCAAGAAAGAAAGACTCGTGGTCACTCACTGCTTATCGCAAGCAGGTCTCCCTTTTGAATCGTGTCACTGATACCGAGTGACCCGTCAAGGCGCACGATTTTGGGGGATACGAGTACAGAATCGTGGTACCCGAAGGCTAAACACACGAGAATTACACCGAGATTTTCAACATCAACCCATCGCGAAGTGAGATAACTTTGCAGGCGAGGGACGCGTAGTATGTCGGGAGGGCATCTGATACAGGCGACTTGCTCTGCGTCAAACCCATCCATGATAGATAGACACACCTCACCCTCACCGTCTATGGTGCGAACGCGGGTAAGAAGTAAGGGGATTTCAAACAGTGAGTCGGGTGCGATGTAGCCACCCATGCCTTCGCTGTCAAAGTACGCAGCGTCAGCGTCAATTAGTCTAAGTGTGGTACTGCGTGGCAGGTTACGCACGAGAGAAAGCAGGTGAGAATGGTCGCGAATGAGTCGTGTGTTGGTCGTTCTTTCAGCGTATGAGAGTGCCCAACACTGAGGTTTGTTAGTGCAGTGCAGGGTATCCATGACTACGAGTCGCCCGTCTCTCTCTTCTGCTTCTGCTACGACCTCTATGCAATCGCATAACCCCTCCACGGGAGGGTGAACAGCCCAGCGCTCACCCGACCTGCGGTACACCCACTCTCCGTCAGCGCTACGGTGCACAAAAACACGGGCGCCTTCTACCAAATCGTATGCAGTACGCTCGTAAGGGGGGTGCCATTTCACCCATCGCTTGTACACTGCGGGGGTAAAATGCTGACCCGCTGTGAGTTCATGCGCCTTCGGTAGCGTCTCCTCCAGCGCACTCTTGACTACGGCACCGATGCCGTGGAAGCGTGCGGCCTCCCGTATCCTTGTCGGGTCGTAGCCACTACACTTTGCTATGCACCGAAGGAACTTACCCTTACTGATGGGCGGGTACTCACCGAGCACCCTCGCCCATAGCAGGGTAGCCTCTTCACGCCCGACCCGTGTGAATATAGTCTCAACAACACGAGCCTCTTCGTCTCGCTTTTGCAGGTCGTAGAGGAGCAGGGTGGCTTCGGGTATAGTCAATCGCAGGGGCCACTTCGGTCGCACAGGTGACTCGCTTGCGAGCAGGGG